CTACTTTCACCCCGAGCACATCTGGGACGCCATGTCCCCGGCTGCGCAGGCCCGAGCACTCGACTTCATGCCGCCGACTATCGGACAGTCTGCCGACCCTGCTAGTGGCGGCGGGCCAACACGCTGGGGCAACGCTTATGGCTCTGGTTACGTGCAGGGCGTGGACGAGAGGCAGACTCCATGAGTGTTGACAGCAATGGTAAGGTGTATGACGGTGCAGCAAAGGAGCAGTTTGCATGAGTGATGGCCAGAAGCTCTACATCCACCAATGGGCGTATGACTTCCTCCAACGCAAGGTAAGCGGCATCACCTTCTATGGCTGGTCGGAGAGCTACCCCGACAAGCCCATTGAGGGCCTCACCCGCATCACTTGGGAAGACGGCGTCCCCATGAAGGCCGAGAACTGGGACTGGAAGGTCAAGGGCTGGGTGCGGGATGACGAGTACATCTACCGCATCGTCTCGGGCGGTGGCCCTGGCACTGACGACTGGGTCGGCCTTGAGCCGGGGCTGGTCGAGCTGCTGATCGAGAACAAGCTCTGAGTTCGTGTCGTGACATAGAGGCTGCCGTCTGGCACACTTGCACATCGGAGCCTCACCAATGACGACAGACCACCTCGCAGAATCCAACATCGTGAAGATCGACGAGGACCAGCAGTTGGTCTTCGGCTGGGCCAACGTCATCGCTGACGTCAATGGCCGCACGGTCCTCGACCGCCAGACCGACTTCATCGACACTGCGGACGAGTTGGAGAAGAGCGCCTACGACTATGTACTCCACTGCCGTGACGGCGGGGAGATGCACGTTCGCAAGGGCGTGGCCACAATGGTTGAGTCGATGGTCTTCACCCAAGAGAAGCAGGACGCCCTCGGTGTGCCGAAGGGGACGATGCCTGTCGGCTGGTGGCTGGGCTTCAAGGTCAACGACGACGCTGTCTGGGCCGAAGTCAAGAAGGGCGAGTACATGGGCTTTTCGGTCCACGGCAAGGGGCGACGTGAGCGGGTCGACATCGACCTCGATGAGTTCACCCACGAGCAGCCGATCCGCAAGATGCACGGCGCTGAGTGGCCCTCCTCGGCCTTCGCCTATGTGCCCGACCCCTCCAAGCCTGCCACCTGGCGGCTCAGGACGTGGGAAGACATCGAGAAGAAGTGGACGCCTCGCTCAGTGAGCCGTGCCATCGCTGCCTGGTCCCGAAGTGGCCTGGAGCACAACCACACTGCCAAGGAAGGCCTGGCCAAGGCTTGGCGAGAAGTTCATCCCGAGGCACCAATGCCCAAGGAGCTTGAGACGATGACCGAGTTCGATCAGAAGCGCATCCTCTTGAAGGCTCGCACAGCGATGGCCATCTCGAAGCACGCTAGCCACAAGCAGAAGTCGCACGGCAATTGGGCCAGTGGTGGCAGTGGTGCCGGGACAGAGACCCGCCGTGGATCAGCCAAGAGCACCGACGCCAAGGGGCGGCACGTCTCAGTTGGTGATGTCCTTGCTGGCTCCCAAGGCAGATACCAGATTGACGCCATCGAAGACAATGGCAAGACGGCTGTCGTCCACGACGCTAAGACCGGCAAGAAGTCCACGATGCGGATGAACGACTTCGAGATCGAGCCGAACGGCATGGAAGAGAGCGCTCGTGCCCAAGGTGACCCGAAGAGCATCGACAACCGTCGTGCTCGTGCTCGGGGCGGGTTGTACCAGAACGGTGGCGAGGTCGGCGGCTCTCTCGACCCGCAGAACGCCGAGGGCAAGTCGCTTGGCCAGCCGACGCTGCCAGGGATGAACTCCTGGGACAAGAAGAAGGCGTGATGGCTAGCATCTGGGAGTCCAGCAAGGCTGATCTTGAAGCCCGCCTGGCCAAGTACAACATGAACCACGAGCCTGCTGGCTCCCCCATCGGCGGGCGCTTCGCTCGCTCCAAGGGCAAAGGTGGCAGCGGTGGCAGTTCGGGCAAGAAGAAGGGCAAGGACTTCGTCCCTGGTCTGGTTGGCCGCAAGCGCCGCTCCGCCCCCTCGGGAGCCAAGCTCTCTGGCAAGCCGACGAATGCGATGGCCCGAGATCTCGACCGCATCAAGGAAGCCGACAAGACCCGTGACTATGACCCCGAGAAGGTCACCAAGGTCAACACGGTCGAAGAGGCGCTGAAGCTCATCACTGAGGGCAAGGACGTTGAGTTGAAGTCCGAGGCCGAGGTGGCCACGCTGCTCGACAAGCTCCACACGATGGTGCAGGAGGCTGCTTCCAAAGGGGAGAAGGCTCCCAACTACAACCTCTGCAAGGTCTCGGTCGCCGGGACCAACCTCTTCTGCGCTGGCAACAAGGGTGTCGCTCGTATCGACATGCCTCAGCTCGGTGGCACGCCGGTCAAGGGCAGCCAAGCCGACAAACTGCCAAAGGACAAGAAGGGCGAGGTCAACGCCGCTGAAGCCTTCGAGAGTCACCTCGAAGACATGGGCGTCAAGGTCACCCGTAAGTCGGTGAAGGCCGCCTCGCTGAAGGCCAGCCAGAACGAACTGGTCGGGGCCAAGGTCGCCGGGATGGTCAACAACAAGGACTTCGACCCCGGTGGTGGGGAAATCTTCGTCAGCCGGGACGGGTACGTCATCGACGGTCATCATCGCTGGGCAGCTCAGGTCGGCCGGGACACCAGCGACGGCAAGCTTGGCGATCTCAAGATGAAAGTCGTGGAAGTCGACATGCCGATCTCGGCTGTGCTGCGAGAGGCGAACAACTGGACGAGTTCATTCGGCATCGCTCCAAAATCTGGCGGCAAGGACGCTCGGGTCAACCCCAATGTTCCAGTCGACGGCGACGGCGACGGCAAGGTGCTTGAAGGCACCGACAAGGAACGAGCTGCCAGGAGCAGCGAGAAGGTCGAGAAGGGATGGCCGTGCATCGGCTGTGATGACGACCCAAAAGTCTCGTGAAGGCAGTCGCTGACCGGGATTCCCGGCACAAGACCTACAACTGGCAGCAGCTCCGCTCCAAAGTGATGGAGCGAGACGGCCACCAGTGCAAGGCCAAAGGCCCCGGCTGTACCGGGAAGGCCAGCCACGTCGGCCACCGGAAGTCCCCCAAGAACGGCGGGAGCTTCTACGACATGGGCAACCTTCGAGCTGAGTGTGCTCACTGCTCCTCAGTTGCTGGAGGCAAGGACACAGGCCGCAATGCGGGCAAGGGGCTGAAGAAGCACTACGGCGGTGGCCACGATCAGTCGAGCCACGGTAATTGGGCAAACGGTGGCCAGGGTGGCAAGGACTACGTCAGCCGAGGCGTGAAGTGGGACAGTAGTGGCAGGCTCCAGCGCCCTATGACCCAAAGCGAGAGGCGTGCCTCGCTGAAGGAGCGGAAGCAACGCCTCGAAGAGATGGGCGTGCTGCCGACTCCTACCGGTGCAGTCGACTTCAGCGAGCCTGGCCTTGGCACTTTGGAACTGAGGCGACGTGCTGGCGAGATGCGGGGCACGGCAGTCCTTGCCTCTGCGTTCGGCTGGACCGAACTACCTATCGAGGTCACCTCAAGCGATGTCTCTCTAAGCCCCGAGACCACAGTCGCTCTCACCAGCCAAGTGCATGACGTGCTGGCTGAGCTAAGCCCCGAGTTCCGTGTGCGGACGGTCGAGCTGAGCAACGACGTCTCGGTCGCTGGTGGTCGTTATGTCGGTGGCACCAAACTTCAGCTCTCGCCCTGGGCAGTGCCGATGTCGGCCGAGGAACGCACTGCTCTGGCCGAGAAGACCTTTGATGAAGTTCCTGACTGGGTCGAGGGCCTCAACGGCACCTCTATCAGCGACCAGCGTTCTGCCCTGGAGAAGGTGCTGCGGCACGAGTCTGGCCACTACATCGAGAACCAACTGCGCCTTCGCACCAAGGGCACATCATGGTGGCGTGATTGGAGCAACAAGGTTGCCCCGCAGTGGGAAGCAGAGACCGAAAGCTTCTTCCGCCAAGAGTTCCCCGAGCGGGAGATGTACGAGTCGGCGCTCACTCGCCGCCGAAACCCGCTCTTCTACACGGCAGCCACACACGGCTGGTCGAACGACAAGAAGTTTGAGAGCCAGCTGCGTGGGGTCGACAGTGACCTTTCTCGCAACGCCGAGCTGTTTGCGGAGTTCGTCTCCTTCGACCTTGCTGGTGAATCGTTTCCCAATGGCGACGTCATCGGCGCTCACATCCGCCGAGCCACGTCGACCCCAGGCGTCACCTCTGACGAGTCTCGCCCTGCCTATGCCGCCCCGAAAGAGTGGCCGGGCACGATGGTGGCAATGAACCCTGGCCTCGTAGATGGTGATGGCGACGGCTATGTTGGCGAAGACGAAGCCGCTGGCATTCGAGGAAGGGTGGCCTGATGTCCTCGGCATTCATGATGCTGTTGCTGGAAGAGCTGCCTGAGAATTGGGTGCTTGAGTTGGCCGATCCCGACGAGTGGGAAGAAGACGACGACAGCGATTACGTCGTCGACGAAGCTGACTGATTTCATAGATCGGCAATCGGTGTATTGCACGCAAGTGTGCAAACGTGCCAAAGTGTCTTCACTATGCCGTCTGAATCTGGGCACCGCCTGAGTGACATGGAGTTCGACGAGGTCTCCCTCGTAACTCGTCCAGCGAACCAGCATTCGACGGTTGTGCTGTTCAAGGCTGACTCAAACATGGAGACAGACATGCCGGAAGAGACCGACATCATCGAAGATGTCCGCAAGAACGGTCTGCTCGATGAGCAGGTCGGTGCTTACATCGAAGCGCTGGAGAAGGCCAACGAAGAACTTTTCGAGATGGTCGAGTCGATCGAGGCCGACGAAGATGAAGAAAGCGACGAGGATGACGACATCCTCAAGTCCGCTGACCCTCGCATCGTCGAGCTGGTGAAGTCCGCTGAGAAGCGTGCGGTCACCGCCGAGGCGATTGCCAAGGCCGAGCGTGAGCAGCGCCGGGATCGTGAGTACCTCGCCAAGGCGCAGGAGGTCACCGCTCTCCCGACCGAGGCAGCCAGCCTCGGTGAGCTGATGAAGTCGGCAGCTGATCACCTCGATCAGGTCACCTTCGACGGTCTCATCGACCTCCTCTCGAAGGTCAACTCGATGATCGAAGCCGGTGGGGTCCTCGACGAGGTCGGCAAGAGCTTCTCTCTCGAAGCCACCGACGCCTACTCGGCCATCGAGAAGGCCGCAGAGGCCATTCGGGCCGACGACACCTCGCTCACCTACGAGCAGGCCGTCGAGAAGGCTGTCACCGACAACCCGAACCTCTACACCGACCACCTCAAGGAGGGCTGATCCATGGCCACTCAAGTTCCTGGCTACTCGGCCACATTCCCGGCTGGTGAAGACCTCAGCGCCCAGCAGTTCAACCCCGTCATGTTGAACGCTTCTGGCCAGGTCATCACCGCCACCCAGGGTGCCCTCTGCGTGGGCATCCTCCAGAACAAGCCGTCGGCAGCTGGCGCTGCGGCGACTGTGATGGTTCACGGTGTCTCCAAGGCCAACTCGGGAGCTGTCATCGACGTCAGCGCCAATCGAGTCGTGACGGCCGGTGCCGGTGACGGCGTCGAGACCGCAGCTTCGGGGGACTTCCCCCTTGGCATCGCCCTGGCCACCGCCGACACCACGGACGGCAGCCAGGTCACCGAGGTGCTGCTCCTGCCCACCGGAACTCCTCTCCCGTAAGGACTGACTGAACCATGCCGCAACCCACAACCACCGATGTCCACGTCGACGCCGTTCTCACGAACATGTCGATCGCCTACATCCAGAACCAGTCCCACTTCGTGGCCAACCAGGTCTTTCCGACCGTGCCGGTCGAGAAGCAGTCGGACAAGTACTTCGTCTACACCAAGGGTGACTGGTTCCGTGACGAGGCAGAGCTTCGTGCCCCTGGCACCGAGTCCGCTGGCTCGGGCTACACGCTCTCGACCGACACCTACTCGGCCGATGTGTATGCCTTCCACAAGGACATCGACGACCAGACCCGCAAGAACACCGACTCTCCGCTCAACCCCGACCGGGATGCGACGCAGTTCGTGACCCAGCGGATGCTGATGCGCCAGGAGATCGACTGGTTCAGCACCTACTTCACCACGGGTGTGTGGGAGACGGACGTGACCCTCTCGGGCACCGACCAGTGGAGCGACGCTGCCTCGGACCCGATCGAGGTGATCGAGACCGGCAAGGCGACGATCCTCACGAGCACCGGCCTCATGCCGAACACGCTCACGGTCGGCTACGACGTTCACCGCCAGCTGCGCAACCACCCCGACATCATCGACCGCATCAAGTACACGAGTGGTGCGCCGATCGGGAACGCCCTCATCGCTCAGTTCTTCGGAGTCGATCGGTACCTCGTGTCGATGGGCATCAAGAACACCGCAGTCGAGGGTGCGACCACGACGATGGCCAACATCGCTGGCAAGCACGCTCTCCTCACCCACTCGGCCTCGGCCCCCTCGACGCTCACCCCTTCGGCTGGCTACTGCTTCAAGTGGAACGGCATCTCCGACGGTCTCGGCAAGGACATCGGGATCACCCGGCTTCGGATGGCCCCGCTCCGCTCGGACCGTATCGAGGCTCAGATGGCGTGGGACAACAAGGTCGTCGCAACCGACCTCGGGTACTTCATCGCCAACGCCGTCGCCTGATTCGGGAGGATCACCATGACCGCAGGAAACAAGCTCACTGGTGGTACAGCTCTCGTCAACGACGTCAAGTTCGTCGGCGGTGCCAAGGCCTCCAAGACGGCCACCGTCGCTCTGACGGCGACAAGTACCCATGCGGCAGGCGACATGCTGTCGTGGGCGAACCCCGAGGGGACGCCCATCCTGATCACCGACGCCACGATCTATGTGACGACGGGAGTTGGGACGATCACCGCCGACATCGGTGTTGCCGCCAATGGCACCACTGCCTCAGACACGGTGTTCGATGCAGTGTCCCTGGGCACCGCCCAGAACGGCCTCACCCAGAGCATGGCGATTGCTGGCGGCACCAACGGTGGCACCAACACCTACATGGCTGCCGGTGAGTACATCACGGGTGATGCTTCGCTGGCGACCACCGGACTCGTGGCCAGCATCTTCATCACCTACGTCGTCCTCTGAGAAGGGAAGTGCCCTCGTGGCCGTAGACCCCATCATCGAAGCGCTCGTCAGCAAGCAGCCGTGGTACGTCTGTCTGCGCAAGCACACCCTGAATGCTCACGACACCATCCGTGGTGAAGTGGTCAACGTCGAGGGTGTCCCAGCGAGCGTGCTCAACTCGCTCGTCGAACGCCGGTACCTCTACATGCTGCCCTACGGCCTCAACCCGCCACCGGCAGTCGAAGGACCCGACGGAGTCGAACGCCGAATGCTTCCTGGGCACAAGGCCCCTGAAGCTCTACAGGAGGAAGCAGCCTGATGGCTATCAAGGTCGTGAAGAACTATCCCGACGGGGCAGCCGAAGAGGCTCCCGCAGTTGAGGAAGCTCCCGTCGAAGAGGCTCCCGCCAAGCCTGCCGCCAAGACCACCAAGCGGGGCAAGTGATGCTTGCCGACGTTGGACCTCATCTCCACCCTCACGCAGAAGAAGCCGGTGGCCTCAGCCCTGCGCTGCTTCTGCTGATCGTCCTGTCTCTGGTCGCCATTGCTCTCCTCATGGCTCTCCTGAAGAGGGCCTGAAAGAGCAGCTAACTCATGACCAGCGTCTGGAGTTACGAGGCTGATCTGCCGACGGACAAGGACAAGGTCCGGCTCCTCATCGGTGACACCGACACTAGTGACAAGCTGCTGAGCGACAGCGAGGTCGAGTACTTCATCACGACGCACGGCTCCCTCAACAGAGCGGCGTCAGAGGCCTGTCGTGCGATCGCCGCAATGTTCGCCCGCCAGATGAGTCGATCGGTCGGCGGGCTTCAAGCGGACTTCTCCGCCAAGCACCGGCAGTACCTGTCGATGGCCGAGAACCTCGATGCGAACCAGCAGCTTGACCCCGTCAGCCCATTCGTCTCCGGCTACTCGAAAGCTGCCAAGGCCATCGACTTCGCTGACGATGATCGTGAGAACCTGGCAGCTCGCAAGGGCATCCACGACAACCCACGAGTTGGGCCACTGACAGGTGAAGACTACGGGGTGACCTGATGGCCGCTGACCCTGCCTTCGACTGCTTGGCAGTTCACACGGTCACGATCACCCCGATGGCCACTCGCAACAGCTACGGCGAGTTGGTCACCTCGGGCACGGCCCGCACGGCCAAGGCCTATGTCGACCCCGGCGTGACCTACGCCGACAACGGCCAGGTGCTGGAGACTCACCGGCCGGTCACTGCCACGATCCTCGACACGAGCATCCTCGTCACTGACCTGATCACTCTGCCGGACGGGACAACGCCTGAGATCGTCAGCGTGGCGGTCTACGACTTCGTCGATGGCATGGAACACAGCATCGTGAGATTCTCATGAGGCGCTCGGTCCGCAAGCAGGGGTTCAGCATGGACATCGACACGGACGGCTTCGACCGTCTGCTCTCGATGTCGACGATGCACGAGGTGGCGGTTGGTACCTACATCGAGGGCGAGAAGATCATGACCGACTCGAAGCAGAACTATGTCCCGGTCATCACTGGCAACCTGCGCAACGCCGGGACAGTCCTGCCTCCTGAGTTCACCTCCAACAGTATCAAAGTGACCTTGACCTTCGACGCTGGTGTGGCTCCCTATGGCTACGTCGTCCATGAGCGTCCAGCCACTGTCGGTCAGGGCATGAACAAGTTCTTGGAGAAGCCCTTCCTCGCTCACCAGAACAGCGTGCCGATCAACGTCGGCAGGTACCTCGCCTCCCGCATTCCTGGCATCGTGGCGGGGGCGACAGCGCCTCAGAATGCCTGGCAGGCCTACCAGAACACTGGAGGCACCGGCGATGCTACTGGATGAGATCGGGGCTTACCTCGACACCAATGTGGCAGCACTGACGCTGGGCACGAACCTGTTCCTGAGTCGGATGCTGGAGACACCTGATGTTGCCGTGGGCCTCTACAACTCAACCGCTGCACCACCGACCTACTACATGGGCGGGGACGGCAACCCCGACCTTGAGTCGCCTCGCTTGCAGGTGCTGGTCCGGCACACGAGCTACAGCGCTGGCCAGTCGATGGCCTACGACATCTTCACGGAGCTGAACCAGATTGTTGGCTCGACGCTCACCGGCACGCACTACCTACGGGTCGCTGCTGTCGACTCGCCCACGTTCCTTGAACGAGACCGTAACGACCGGCCGATCTTCACAGCCAACTACGACGTGCTCAAGGAGCTGAGCTAGAGATGGCCGACCCCTATGGTGAAGGTCAGCTTGTCGACTTCCATCCTCGGTGCTGGCGGTGCCAAAAGCTATTGACCGAGTACGCCACCCGGCCATGGCGGGCCAAGTGCGTCAGGTGCAAGGCTGTGAACCAGGCAGGCGATGTGCCGCCCGGTGCTCCACCGGCCAATGCCGTCGGCCCGGCTCCCATCGAGAGTGCAAGTCGGCAAAGAAGCTGAGACTTACATTTGCAAGTGAGCCAGTGTAGGGTGCGAAATACAACCTCGTGACCCAGTGTCCCCGTTGGAGTAGACGCTCGTGGCCTGGTGCCCTGTCGTGATTGCTTCACGGGACACCTATGCACTCGGAGCAATTCATGGCAAGCAAAGCAGAAGCGTCGAAGTCGAAGCCTCAGCCCAAAGGGCCGACGGCTCCTCCTGCGTTCTGCGCCAATCGTCTGATCGAGGTCAACGGCGAAGAGTTCGGTGCTGGTGACGAGATCACTGTTCCATTTCCTGACCTGGCTACCGAAGAGCGGTTCCTCAGTCGGGGCGACATCGGGAAGTTGAGCTGACATGGCATTCATCCACGGCAAGAAGACGGCGGTCTTCCTCGGTGAGTACGACTTCTCCCCTGTCCTTCGAGAGGCCAGCGTCACTGCCTCGGCCAACCCGGTCGATGTCACCACGTTCGCTGATGCTGGCTCAGCCAACCTCAAGGTCTACGGCCAGGGTCTCAGTGACGGTTCGATCTCGATCAGTGGCATGTGGTCCAATAGTGACCTCGACCCTGATGTCGATGCCAGCCGTACTGCGGTGGCCCCTGATGAGCAGGTCAAGGCATGGGAGTTCGCTGGGACCGAGTTCCCCTGCCTCATCGCCAGGAACACCACAGCGACCACAGCGGCCCCCAGTGGCATCCTCGTCCCTGACCTGACTCCTTGCACGATGATCACCGGCCTGGTCGAAAGCTGGAACGCCAGTTCACCAGTGAACGATGTCGTGGCCCTCGATGCCGAGATCATGGGCGCTTCGACCAGTACCAATGTTGTCGGCGGCACACCGATGCTCGGCTACTCCATCTGCCACAACTACGCCGACAGCGACAACACCACGGCCACCTCGACCCCACTGGTGTGGAATAGCGAGTCGGGTGCCAAAACGACCAGCTGGGTTCAGGTCAGTGGCACCAACGCCAATGACTATGGCGCTGTCATCTCTGTGCATGTCCTCGACAACACGATGGACCAGAACGTCGCCATCACGATCCAGCACAACACCGCCGACCCTGGCACCCCCGCCGAGTTCGGGACTGACCTGCTCTGGCCGACCTCTGGTCGGTTGGTTGCAGGTGCGATCGGCTCCAAGTCCGTGGCCTACAACCCCGGCACCAACAACACCGATGGCTACTGGCGGCTGACCTGCACGCCTGCGGCCTCGGCCAGTGGTGAGCTTTCCATCATCGCTGCTGTCTGCATCCTCAACACCCAGCTCTTCACATAGGAGATTCCCAATGGCATTCCAGCATTCCAAGGCGTCGACCTTCACCTACAACAGCGTCTTGCTGGCGGGTGTCGATTCGGTGCAGTTCAGCAACTCGGCCGATCCGGTCGACGTCACCGGCATCGGAGACACGGCCAAGAGCTACATCTCCGGCATCGGTGATCGCAACATCTCCCTCTCGGGCACCGTCGACCCCGCCAGCGGTGAGGCTTCCATCACCATGTGGAATGCCTTCCAGGCTGGTTCGGCCTACACCTTCGCCTACAGCCCTGATGGAACCATCGAGTACGGCGGCGACGGCATCGTCACCCAGTACGACGAGTCGTCCAGCGTGGGCGACAAGGTGACGTGGAGCGCCGAGATCCTCGTGACCACGGCCGTCACCCGAGCCTGATCTCCAAACCCAACCCAGTAGAAAGAGTGTCCATCGTGACCCTACGTTCAAGAATCCTCGAAGCCGACGACATCGGCAAGAAGCTCGTTCACGTTCCCGAGTGGGACGTGGATGTCGAGATCCGCACCATGACCGCTGGCAAGCGCAGCGAGATGATGAAGGCGGCGACCGACGACGATGGCAACATCGACGTGGCTCAGCTCTGGCCGATGATCATCATCGCCACGGCCTACGACCCCGAGACCAACGAGGCGCTGTTCACCAGTGCCGACATCGACGCCCTCAAGGAGAAGTCGGCCGCTGCTGTCGAGATGCTCGGTGGCGAGGCGATGGCCATGTCCGGCATGGGTGGTGACCCGGTTGATGAAGCGGGAAAAGCGTCTTAGAGGACCCCGAGTTCCGGTACCTCTTCGTGCTGGCCGAGAGGCTCGGTCGCACGGTCGAGGAGCTGGTGTGGGGTTCTCCTGCTCACCGGCCCCTGGCGGCTGACGAGATGATGGCCTGGGCTGGCTACGACAAGATCAAGGCGTGGGAGCACGAGCGAGCCGTCAAGAAGGCCAAGCGGTAGGGAGGTGAAGTGTGGCAACCGTTGCAAGTCTTGAAGCTCAGCTGACCATCGAGGTCAGGCAGTTCCAGAGCAACGTCAATGCTGCCGCCCGCACCTTCGAGGACGGTGCCAAGCGCATCGAGCAGGCATCCAGCCGCACCTCCAAGGCCGTCTCCAAGCTCCAGCAGTTCATCGGCCAGGGCATGAAGGCAGCGGTTGGTATCGGCCTCGGCACGATCATGCTCCGTGGTGCGGCCAACATCCGCAACGTGGCCAAGGCAGCTGTCATGGGTGCGGGTCGCATCGAGCAGATGGACGCCGTGCTCGTCCAGATCGGCAAGACAGCAGGCTGGACCGCCAAGGAGATCAGCAACCAAGTCCAGGGCATCAGAGACGCTGGCATCGAGTACGGCATTGCTCAGCGCACCCTTCAGGACTTCATCCGCTATGAGCTGGATGTTGCCAAGGCCACCGACCTGGCTCGGGTGGCGCAGGACGCAGCCGTCCTGTCGAACAGCAACTCCTCGGCCACCCTTGAGCGGCTCATCTACGGCATCAGCACCCAGAACTCGCTGATCCTCAGAAACGCCGGTTTGCAGGTCCAGGCCGGTCAGGCCATGGGCGATTATGCCGACAGCCTCGGTATCGCTCAGGACCAACTCACCGGCAGCCAGCGCACTCAGGCAGTCTTCAATGCGGTGCTCAAAGAGGGCACCCAGATCAACGGTGCTTACGAGACCTCGCTCAAGAACCCAATCAAGCAGCTCGGTTCGCTCAAGCGAGTTCAGGACGATGTCGCCAACAACCTCGGCAAGGCCTTCTACCCGGTGTTGGTATCTGTCGTCAACAACGGACTCACTCCTTTCTGGAAGTCGCTGTCGAAGGCGACCGAGGAAGGGTCTAGCTTCAACCGAGCCATGTCCGACCTGGGGCAGGACGTCGCTGATGTCATCGACACTCTGATCGAGTGGGCGCAAGGGCCGGGTGGCGAAGCCTTTGCAGATATCGCCAGCTCCATCCTTGATATTGCCAAGCAGCTCTCAGTCTTCAGCCTTTTGTTCAAGGAGACTGAGGCGCTCGACAAGGCCCTCGCCGCTACTGCGACCTCCCTCAAGATCATCGCCCAGATTCTGGAACGGATCAGCCCGCTCGTGCAGGGCTGGGTTGTCCTCAAGGTCTTCAACCGGCTCAATAGGACCACGACGGTGCTGGCCGACGGCACCAAAGTGCTCGGGACTCACACCGCTGCACTGACGACTCGGATGGCTGCTCTCTCAGGAAGCCTGCGAGGTGCTGCTGCCTCGGGCACGCTCATGTCCTCGTCGCTGACTGCCATGAAGGGTGCAGCGAGAGGACTGCTCACCAAACTCGCTCCTCTCGCTGCCGCCTGGGCAGCGTTTGAGGTTGGTAAGGGAGTTCTCAGGCTCTTCACGGATGAGACCTGGGACGCAGAAGAGGCGCAGCGTTCGCTGGGCCGGGTCATCGACGGCAACGTCGAGTCGATCAAGGAGTACCAGGACGCAGTCAGGGACTGGCTTACGACGAGCAGCGACTCTTCCTTCAGTGGCAACATCATCGAGCCGGGTGCCTTTGATGTGAGTTGGGACGACTGGATTCCAGGTGAGGAATGGGTCAACAACGCCATCGACGGTCTCTTCGGGACCAGCCTGTTCCAGGAAGGCAAGGCCCTCAACGATGTCTTCGATGAGTGGGCTGACAAAGCCAAGGTCTCTCGCCAGGCCATTGACTCGCTGACCATCTCCTTCCTGGAAGGCAGGACAACGACTGACGAATACCGGGCTACCATCGAGCGGCTCACTGGCCTGGACATGGACGAGAGTGCCATCGCGGCACTCAACAAGCAGGCCAACGCTCTTCGTGACACGTTGCGAGACGACTTTGTTGGTCGGCTGCTGAGCCAGTCGACGGACCTCGCAACCCTGGACTTCGGCCTGCGACAGCTGGATATTGACCCACAGCTTGCAGGGCTGAGAGTCGACCCTCGGCTGCCGCAAGTTGAGCTGTCTGACTCTGGGCGAGTGGCAGCTGAGCAGGCGATCACAGAAGCAATCAATGGCCAGTACCTCTCGTACCAGGATCTGCTTACAGCGCTGGAAGCGACACTGGCGTATGAAGTTGAAAACAAGCGGCTCAGCGAAGAAGCAGCTGCCGCCATCTTGGCGGAGGCTGAGGCAGTTCAGACACTTACCGAAAAGCTGGACGCATCATCGGGTGGCTTCCGTGCGGTGCAGAAGAACCTCGTCGACATAGCAAAGGCTTCACAAGCCTGGGTTGACACCCTCGAAGAAGTTCGCTCAGGGGAGTTGAGTGCAGCGGATGCCACTGGGGCGTTGGTCGCCCAGATGTCGACCCTTGTTGACGCTGCCCTAGCAACTGCTGAGGCACAGGCACAGGCCGCTGAAGGTGGCTATGACGCTGCCAACGCTGAGGCCATCTTCAAGGAAGAAGTCGAACGCTCTATCGGCCCACTCCTTGAAGCAGCAGCGGCGGCTGGTCTTCATGTCGACAAGTTGCGGGCAGTGCTGGAAACCCTCACTGACCTCGATGGCAAAGTTGCCCAGGCGGCAGTGCAGATCAGCTTGAAGGTCGGCGGGGACCTTGACACCCTGAAAGAGTTGCAGTCGTTCCTCATTGACATGAGTACGAGCGATATATTCCCCACCGACTACACCACTGAGATTCGAGCAGTCACCGCCCTTATTGCTTCGCTTGAATCTGCTGGCCAGGCCATCAAGCTCGGCCCTGACGGCG